GTCACCATTGAAAAGCAAGGTAAAGTGATTGCTCAGAAAAACCTAACCATCCTGATCCAATGGCTCATAATTGGATCAATCGCTCTAGTTATCATTGGATCGTTCTACTTCAAGGTATTCTCTCTAACCTCAAGATTGGCTCTCCTATGAAGAAGCTCTGGAAACTCTTAAAAGATTGGCACGATCTGGTCATTCTGGCTCCCACTGCGCTTGTTCTATTTATCATTGGTGATAAGTTAATTAGGTCTATTGATCCAACCGCTTCAACCCTAGAGCTTGGTGTCCTGAGCATCCTTAACTGGAACCTATTCCTCCTCCTGTTGATAGGATCTGTAGCGTACTACCTTTACAACCTATGGTTCTCGGATTACTTCTCAGCGTTATGGAACGAGTATCTGACCCCTTTTCAGGGAGCCATCATCAACTTAGCTCTCTGGCTAAGTACGCTCTGGTTCTCCTGCTATGTTTTGCTCCGCAATTTGTAAAAGCGAATGAAATAATCAAGGTCGCTGAATCCTATCTCAATGTCCGTGAAGAGGGGTACAATAGGTCTCCTGATATTGATACTTGGAACACCTTTTCGGGTGTTGATCTTGGCTCTCCGTATTGTGCTAGTTTTGTCAGTTGGGTTCATCACATTGTTGGGGTTCGGGCTCCTGTGTCTGCTTGGGCTCCGGATCAAGTTAAAACCAAAAATGTCCAGTTTTCAGAGGTAAAGCAGGGAGATGTCTTTGGGCTCTACTTTCCGTCCAAACAGCGGGTGGCTCACGTTGGTTTTGTGAAGAAGATGTCCAGTTCGTTCCTGATAACCGTTGAAGCGAACACTTCTCCTGATGCTATAGCTGGAAGCAATTCGGACAGAGATGGACAGGGTGTGTACTCCAGAAGGAGACCCGTTTATCTGATGAAACAGAAGGGAAATAAATATTCTCGTTATTTTCCCTATTGACAAAACTGGACATCTTTGAAACACATAGTGCAACTACTAAGCAAAAGTATCACCAAGCCGACTTGCGAGTTGACAACTTGGTTTGAGAAAAGCTGATGTGGGAAACCAAATCAAGTTTAACCAAACCAAACTAATCAAACTCTATGGCTAACGGTAATACTACGGCCTCCCGCCTCGGTCAGATCAATCTGGCTGGAGCTACGGATGCTCTGTTCCTCAAAAAGTTTGCTGGCGAGGTGCTTACCTCTTTCACCACGACCAACGTGATGAAGGATCTGCACACCGTCCGCACCATCTCCAACGGCAAGTCCGCACAGTTCCCTGTGACGGGTATTGCTTCCTCCAAGTACCATGTCGCTGGTGAGCGTATCACTGACGCTGGTAACTCCTATCAGAGCCAGATCAAGGCCAACGAAGTTGTCATCAACATCGACGGTCTCGTTCTCGCTACCACCTTCATCGCCAACATTGACGAGGCTATGAACCACTACGATGTCCGTTCGATCTACTCGACCGAGCTTGGACGCGCACTGGCTCAACGTTTCGACAAACAGGTTATGCAAGCCGCCCTCCTTGGAACCCTTGGGGCTCCTAACGTGACTGGCACTGCCCTTCCTACGGCTACCCTTAGCACCTCCAGCACGACTGCCACTGTCTCCTCGACGGCTCACGGTCTGAACGTTGGTGATAAGGTGTACATCAACGCCACTTCCGGAACCACGGCTGACAACAACAAGGTCAGTGGTACATGGACTGTTGCTACTACCGCTAATGCGAATAGCTTCACCTATACCCTCGCCTCGGCTCCTGCTACTGCGTTCTCGTCTGCCAGCATCTCGGCTTACAAGACGTACTCCGCTGGTACTCGTCTCGTGGACACCCTCGCTAACTACAACACTGGTTCAAAGCTCGTCGCGGCGATCTACAGTGCGGCTCAGGCGATGGATGAGAACAATGTGCCTTCGGAAGATCGCTATTGCATCCTCCGTCCTCAGGACTACTACAACGTTGTTCAGGCTCTCGCTGACCCCAGCAAGCCCAGCCCCGTTGGTAGCTTCGTCACTGGTGATGTGGCTCAGATCGCTGGTATCCGTATCGTCAAGAGCAACAACCTCCCCAATGCGGTTGTCTCTTCCGAGAGCGGTCAGAACAACACCTACTCCGGTGACTTCAGCGGAACCAAGGCCCTCATCTTCCAGAAGGGTGCTATCGGAACCGTCAAGCTGATGGATCTGGCTGTTGAGAGCGAGTACGAGATCGAGCTTCAGGGCACGATCTTGGTCTCCAAGTACGCTATGGGCCACAAGGCTCTGCGTCCTGAAGGACTCATCTCCCTCGTCGGTTACTAAGAAGGAAATATAAGAAGGGCTCCGTTGATCGGAAGTTTGGAGGGTTTTTCATTTTACCTCCTTACCAAAGGTTGACGGAGCCCATTCTTTTTGTCTTAATCTGTAAATATGTCCTTATCACTCCAGACAAAACTTGAAGCCGTCAACTCGATGATGTCGGCTATCGGTGAGGCTCCTATCAATTCTCTGGATCAGCCCACCGTAGATTCTGCCATCGCTCAGTCCACCTTGGATGAGGTTATCCGAAGCGTCCAATCCTACGGGTGGCACTTCAACACGGACAAAGATTTTCCCCTCGCTAGAGCTACCGACAATTCTATCCCACTCAGTAACGACATCCTTCGTATTGATGTCGATGAAAACGTATATCCCAATGTCGATGTGGTTCAGCGCAGTGGGAAACTTTATGACCGGAAGAACCACACCTATTCCTTTTCTCAGGATCTCAAAGGAGAGATTGTTCGCCTTCTTGATTGGGATGATCTTCCCCAGCCTTTCCGTAGCTACTGCACTGCCAAGGCTTCCCGTATCTTTCAACAGCGTATGGTTGGATCGGCAGAGCTAGGGAACCAGCTTCAGCAGGACGAGATTTCAGCTATGGTGAATCTCAAAGAGTTTGAGTTGGACACCGCTGACCACAGCATCTTCGGAGTGTGGGACGTAGCGCGAGTCCTTCAGCGTAGATAATCATGCCTTTAGTCTCCACTAATCAGCCCAACCTCATCAACGGCGTTAGCCAACAGGCTGACTCCCTCAAGTTCGCTACTCAGGCTGTTGAGCAGATCAACGGGTATTCTTCCGTAGTGGAAGGACTAATCAAGAGGAACCCTACACGGCATATTGCCAAATTAACAAACGCTACCTCCAACACTCCCTACATCCACACAATCAACAGGGATACCTCGGAACGATATAACGTCATTATTCAAGACGGATCTATCAAGGTATTCACGCTGGATGGAGTCGAGAAAACAGTGAACACGCCTCATGGTATTGGCTACCTCACAGGAGCCACTCAGTCCAACATGAGGGCTATCACGATTTCGGATTACACCTTCATCCTGAATACGTCCAAGACGGTGGCTATGGCTTCAGCAACCACAGGAGCCTTTACCAGCGCAGGGTCTATATTCATCGTCCAAGGAGCCTACAGCGTAACCTACACGGTCGCTGTTGGAGGAGCATCAGTAAATATTACCTCTGGAACTACGGCTGGTGCGGCATCTACTGAAACAATCGCTGGACAGATTGTTACCGCATTAACCACAAACACCACGATCAACGGTGCTTACAACATCACCCGTAGTGGATCTCTCATCTACATCACAAACAAGACGGCGGGAGGGTCGGTGTCTATTTCTTATGCCGATTCGGTTGGAAACACCTATGGAAAGGTAGCCAATGATGTAGCTACTACCGTTGCTTCGCTTCCTACCACGGCTAAGAGTGGACAGTTTGTAAAGATCACCGGAGGCACGGACGGACAGGCTGATGATTACGGGGTTACGTTCGTCACGGACTCAGGATCAACTTACGGACAGGGAAAATGGAAGGAGACGGTGGCTCCAAGTATCCAGTACAAGTTCGATGAGACTACCACGCCTCATGTTCTTGTCAGGCTATCTGATGGTACGTTTCTGTTCGCTAGGGTTGATGGAAGCACACAGAGCGGCTATACGCTCCCTAGCTGGGGACAGAGGAAGTATGGAACTACGGATTCCAACCCTGATCCCTCATTCGTCGGTAAGGTAATCAACGACATTACTCTGTTTCGAGGAAGAATTGCCTTAGCAACTGGGGAGAACATCGTTCTTTCCGAGGCCGGCAATCTTTTTAACTTCTTCAGGACTACCCTACAGTCACTTTTGGACTCTGACCCCATTGATGTCGCTGTTACTTCAGCCAAAGTTTCCGTCATCTACAATATGGTTCCCTTTGCAGAGAAGCTCCTGTTGTTCTCGGATCAGAGTCAGTTTTCCCTTACATCAGCGGACATCCTGACCCCTAAGACGGTCTCCATCCAGCAGACTACGGAGTTCGTCAACTACCGCTATGCCAAACCAATCAGCGTAGGAAAGACAGTCCACTTCCCGTTTCTTCGTGGAAGTTACTCCGGTGTGATGGAGTATTTCGTTTCCCCTCTCACTAATCTTTTCGATGGTATTGACATCACGGCTCCAATTTCCAAGTACATCTTGGGGAACATCACCAAGCTGACGGCTTCCAGTAACGAGCAAGTCGTTATTGTACTTTCTGATGGACTTCCAAACGGACTCTACATCTACAAGTATTTCTACAACGGAGAGGAAAAGATCCAGTCTGCTTGGTCTAAGTGGGTATTTGACTCCGGTGCTACGGTACTTAACGCTGATTTCGTTGGATCTACTCTCTACCTCACGATTAAACGGGATGATGGTATTTACCTAGAGATGATCAACATCGAAATCGGCTACAAGGACAGTTATTCAGACTTCACCACCCGACTAGACAGGAGGATTACCGATGTAACGTGTACTGAGTCGTATTCGATTTCCACCGACATAACTACAATTACCCTTCCTTTCAACATCCCTCTGACTGACACGGTTAAGTTACTGACAAGAAACACAAGTACATTATCTAACGTGGACGGTACTGTTATTCCTATTGTGTCTAGGACGACAAACACAATAACGGTAAGTGGGGATAAAACAACTACTCCGTATTACATCGGAGTTAATTATGACTTGGTGTACACTTTCTCGACCCCCTTAATTCG